TACTACATCTTTATAAGTAAAGACTGAACCAGCAATCAAGTAATCTTTGAATCCTTTATGAAGTACTCTGTTAATTGAATACTCTGTCATTGCACGCTTAAGCCACTTCTGTGCTTTAATCGCGATTTTATCTTTGTATGTTACTGCAAACTTCTTACTTACGTCTGCCGGCAGTGGTACCTGGTCAGGTGTAACTTTGGATACCTCTTCTTCTGTAGCACCTTGAGCAAGTAAGTCTTGTTGAAAATTGGCAAAGAAGAAGTCAGTAATAGACTGGTTGACTGCTTTATTCTGTCCATCCAAGAATCTATTGTATCCATCTTCGCTCATGTTCTCAACACGATATCTGAACGGTCTTTGTAACCATTCGCTTAATAGCATGTCTATTGTCGTACGGAGAATGTTCGTTGGTCTTACCTTAGCCGGGAATTGTTTGTGTTTAGCATTTGTAGCAGACAACGGATCTGTAATGTGATTGAACCATTGCAAGGGGATGTTGTTATTATAGACATTGTACATCGTACGCATGTCCTGCTTTCCATCTCCATACAGTTGTTGATTAGCCATCCCAGTGAAGGTTGACTTACCTATGTAATAATCGGCATTGGTTTCGAACCATTTACCGCTTTTAGCTATCTTTTCTGACCAGGATAAGCGTTGCAGAGGCTTCCCTGATATGACCGGTTTAGTATCCATTTTACAAAAGTACTTCTTTTTAAGCGTAAGTTGTCGAACCGCCTGTCATTTGTGCACCGAACAGTTCTCTATTGAAGAAATTGTCATCGCTCTCTCTGTCCCCGCGCTGAGCCTCTTCGGCTACCTTTTCCTTTAACATGAACATTGCCAATACCATGGAACTGATTCTATCGAAGTTACCCTTCTCAGGGTTGAACTTACGCATTTCTTGTAGTAAACCAAGGTCATAGACTCTGTGAATGTTTAAGATAGGTTTGCCCTCCTCAGTGTGTCCCCGTACGTGACGAGTCCAGTCGGCCAGGTAAGTCAGGCCCAATCTCTTCTTCTCAGTCGGCATGTTCATAAATATCGACTGATTACGTCCAGGCTTAGAGTACTCCTTATTGTGTAGCATCTCGGGTTCAAACTCGAGACGATGGATGAGGTGTCTTTCCCGGGCATAGTCGATAATACCTTGTCCACCCCCGGCGATTTCCGACTGGAGGTTGGCGCCACCGTAATAGTCCGCAAGTAAGAAGGCCTGTTCATACGCGTACTTAAGATCTAACGGCCGACCAATGTAAGAGGCAACCGGTAATCCTTCAGATACTGAATCAACATTGTTATAGTGTTTGATTACGTACGCTACGAAGAGTGATGTCAAGTCTTCAGACTCTTCTTTGTAGTAGGGGTCAATTACAAGTGAATACAGTCCAAACGGAGTTCTGCCATCCTGATCAAGGTAAGGACGTTCATATACAGTGATGGCACCTGTTAAGTCATCATCATGTTTATGTGGGTACTCAATGACTGGTCTAAAGTCATCATCAAATACCGGCATGAACATTGGCCCTTTATCACCACGATGAATTCTACCGTGACGAATCAATGCTTGTATAGCTTTGTTACCTTTGATCTGTCTTATCTGCCAATCAATCTCGGCTATAGGAAACATGTTAAAGGTCAAACGTTGGAATGCTTCAGATGGTGTTTGTGGATACTCAGCTTTACGACGATCAAGTGCTTTAGGATCTTTTGACTTTCTCTTCTTAGCTCTTTCAGTGTTGTCATAATTGATAGCTTCTTCAACAGCAACGTTACCATCTTCATCCATAAATGCATCATTAGCTCTCCATGAAGGAACGAAGTAACCACACGTCGTACCTTCCATACCTCTCTCCCATGGATTAGGAAACTCCATGAAGTCCCAAGAGATAGGATCATTGTGAAGATCTTCGAGAGCCTCGATACCCGGGCCCTCTTCACCACCAGTACCTAAAGCAGTAATCTGTCCAACATAAAATGAACCGGCCCTCATTGAACCGAGTGCAATTTCCAAGGCTTCTTTACCTTTAGGAAAGGAACCAAACTCTTCAAAGGTTGCTTTTCTTCCACGCTTACCCCTGGTCTTGTTTGGATTGTCGACAACCTGTCCAATAATCTCGGCCATCTTTCCACGTTCAGCACCAAACTCGTCAATGTATGATGCCTTCTGGTGCATGAGTTGATACTTCTTTTGTCTATTCTGTTTCCAGTATGGTATATGATCATTGATAAAGTCGAGTGCTGGTTGTACCTTAGTTAAGATACCATCTGATATAAGGTAAGCTTCTGATCCAGCGAAGTAGTAAGACTTGGAACCAGGTATGAAGTTGAAGTTATAGACGCCGTCAGCAGCTTCTAGGTATGACCAGCCGGCACCCCGAGTCTTCACAGCGCTGATGTGTTTACCACCGGGAGATTGAATTCCCATAAAGGTACCACCATGCCATGCGATGTGTTTGAAGTTCCACCATTCATAGTGTACTTCCCAAAACTTAGGGAAGTCAAATATCTTATCTGCAGTTCGCTTTGAGATCTTACCACCTTTCCCGCGGGACTCTTTCAGTGCAGCAGCTGCAATCTTATCATCAATCTTCCACATGGGAAAGAAGTTAAGCCAGAAATACATTCGCCCGGGTATCCATAGATCTCCTACTTGATAGCCGAGCATACATCTCCTGTCTTGTTCTTCCCAGTACTCAAAGTAGTCACGAGATCCGCGAGGAGCTGTAGTGTAACGACCACCATTCTTACGGAAGTCATTACCTGCTTCTTGAAAGTACTCTGTATTTACTAGTGCGTGGAATCCCATTATTTACTCTCTACGTATTTTGATGCGTTATCACGTTTCCAAACTTCGAGTTGTTCTTCTTCAGGTTTATTAAGTACTAAAAGACTTGAAGCTCTCCAAAGTTTACCGGTTTCTTTGTGCTGTGCTATTACCACACATTCATACCTTGTTGGTTCATCAGCAGATGTTGTCCATACAGGTGTTACAATGTAATGGTAAAAGCTTGTTGCGTTCTCAAATATGTGTGTCATGTTTATTCGTTTTCAGTTTCTTCATCTTCGCTACCTTCAGTTTTTGATTTAGCGACGAAGACTGCTATGTCTGTTAATAATCTATCACCATCTTTTTGTTTAGGGCCAGCTTCTTCCCATACCTTAGCAAGATCTGCTTTACCTTCCTTATCACCAAGCGATGCTTGTCCACGGATGGTAGAGCTCTCCTTCAGTTCTTCAGATACTCTCTTCTTAAACTTGTCAAGTTCGTCGTAAGCTTTGTTAAGCTGTGACATGTTTGCTACAACATCTTTTGGTGAGTGCAACAACCTGTTTAGCTTATCTACTTGTTTAAAGTCAAGGTTATTCAGGTAATCGTCTAAAGCAGTCATAGCTTTTTCAGCAGCTGCTAAGGTCTTAAGAGACCTGGCTGCTTTAAATTGAAGCAATTCGTAATGATCGTAGGCAGCACGTACCAATGGTGTGGCTACATCTTTTTCTTCTACGTCAGCATAGCGCATTGCTTCTTCATGACGTTCTCCCTCATCCCATTCACGAATAGGTGATTTGAAGTTCAGCATGAAGTATATGTATACAAAGATTTTTCTAGCTTGAGCTTTGTTGCGGCCCTCGGAGTCACCCTTGGATCCTTTATCTGATTTTAGTATAGCGTTAAACTCCGGGATTAGTACTAACCACGGTTTGTTCAGTTCCGCTTTGTAGTCCGGAGTCATCACGAACAGTTCCTCTATCGCGTTCATAGTGTTTCTTTAATTTGCCTCGTTGGTTAAAACGACGTTGAATTTGTTTTGTCTTCGGTTCAAACTTACCAAAGTAAGGTATGATCATTGTCTCAAATGCTCCTTCCTTTATCATGTCTGATATAAACTTGGTATAGTCTTGTATGATGTCCTTTACAAGTAAGACTCGCTCACCGGTAATGTTGGCCACATCAAGGATCAATTCTTTATTACATGCTTCTTGTTTCATCTCTTTGCTTTGTCAAAGGTACGCTTTCTATTGTAGTCTTTTAATATTGCGATTACTTCAGCTTTCAAATAAGGGATCTCTATGATCTCGTCTGCAGGTTGGATCTCTTCACCCATCACACCAATGATTGGATGTGGGATGTGAATAAGTCTCCGATACCCGGGTTTAAATCCGTGCGTCTCCAGCATGTATTGGTAAAAGGACAGCTGCAGACAGTAGTGCCAATAGTTGGAATCCATGAGATGTTTTACTGGGCCAAGCATCATCTTATGTTGACCATTATAAACATCGGATATTTTCTTTATAACCCAGTTGGTTTTGTAATCCTCGATATCCGCTGTACGCACGCTGCCTTTAGTACTTAAGATTGCTCTATCAGGTTTGCCAGAGATGCGCCATCCTTCATTCCATACCACAATCTCTGGATAGATACCATCAGGAAGTAATGAAAGATCTTTGATTTGGTAGCGCTCAGCATTCTCGACCTGCATCAGTCTACCGTTTGCTTTAGCGTATCCATGTCCAAAGTCAGCTTCTTCTTTATCTGAGTGAATAGCATTACCGCGTTCAATAGCTGTAGTACCTTTTTGTTTCCATTGGTTCAACCAGTACTGGGGTGTATACCCGTGTTTGCGTGCATACTTCCTTGCAGCTTCTTGAGCCGGGAAGTGATTCTTGTACATATTAAGGATCTTAGATGGTGAATCAAATATGTTACCATCCTTGTCTTGATATGTATGCGTGCCTGGGTCAAAGAATATCATTATCCGAATATTTCTGTTGATCCACCATTGAAGTGACGTATTGCTATCGCTTGAATGATGTCTTTTAATGTTACTTGTTCTACTTCTATACCGTACTTCTTTGCTTGTGCTCTTGCTTTCTTTGATATTTCATTATTGATTGCATCACCTTTTAAGTCTTCCCAATTAGAATCCAAGACAAGTCTTGCTATGATTCCCATTGTTGTGTCACCTAACGCATCTTTTTGATCCATCACTTCAAGTAAGAAAGTCTTTACGTTGAAGATACTGTATTTGATAACTGCAGTTACGGTTACTGCTTTGCCATCAAGAGTTGTGATAGACTGTGCCGGCAAGTCCATGGTTGTGGTTACGACTACTGCACTAAGTACTTGATCAATCCAAGGTATCTTTCTCCATAGTCCCGGGCCTATTTCTTTATGGAACTTACCGTTCCTAAGTATAAGCCCAGCTTCGTATTGAGAGATGGTAGTAAATGGCCAGAGATCTTTCCAGACCCCATTGAGCCAGGTTATTAATGGTTCTAACATAGCACAAAGCTACTTCAGTTTTGCCTTAAACTCTTGTAAAGTTTCAATCGACTGAAGCTCACCGGCTTTGAGGGCTTCCCAAGCTGCTAACGACATCACCAAATGAGCCGTTTGATTGTTACCAATACCTATCAATAAGGAGACAGTCTCAACATCATACTGGATCTTGAAACCTGGGTGATTGATGGCCACCCTGGCCTTTGGTGAAATCCGGATTTCCTGGCCCAGTTTGCTAAAACTATGCACATGCCAGTTGATTGTATTGGAAACAGGTAGCATTTGTTCTGTTTTTGTGTTCATATCTCTGATTTTAGTACTCAAAGATACGGAAATATGGTGGAAATTCTCTGTTAATGTCTTGTTCTGCCTAAAACCTTGGCCAGTATAGCGGTGTCAGATTGGTATTGGCCGAAGTCGTTGGTACCATCGTACCAGACAAACCTGTTGCCAGCAGTTGGATTACCCATGATCGGAGCGATGCTGTCTTTAGTAGCAGGCCTGTACTCAGCTATAGTTTGGACTCCCTCGAACACAGACTGGTGAGCCAAACCTATCAGGTGGCCAACCTCGTGAGCTATGTTTGCAGCAACGTATTTATCAGATTTGTGATATCCTTCTGCATTGATGTAAGCTGCACTGGTATCTCCAAGGTAGTGTATATTGTAGTAAGCTATCCCTGTCATTTCTGTAACCCAAAAACCATTCTCTCTTAGTACTTTGGTTGTTGATATCACCGCGCGGTATCTCTTCTTAACCGGGTAGGAGTTGTAAAGGTACTCATCGGTGGTGACAGTTACGTCATAGTCTTTAAAGAACTCACGTGTTTCATTGAGTACTTTAAGCTGTATGCTATCAGAGTAGCCAGATGAGTCATACTTTTCGTTATCAAACAATGCAACCTCTGGATCATAGCCGTTGAAGTTTAACAGTATTACCATGTTAGGTTGATGATTAGAAGTAGTCTTGTTGCTAGAAGAACAACAAGCAGCGATGATAGATAATACTGCGACCAGTATCATGAATGCAATCTTATTGCGTAGAGCGTAGTTGGGTTCCATGGTCTGTGGCTGTTTTTAAGGCCTTGTTATAAAGGTAAGGATAATTGGTGTAAAATATTACCCAAAAGTGAGCTTTTGGTGTAAAATATTCCCAGTTACGGCCCAAAAAAATTTTTTTAGGTGGAAAAATTCGGTGTGTATCCCGGGAGGCTGGTACCACCTCAGCGGGGAGTCCCCGGCCTGGAATTGGCGACCGGGCACCCCGTCCATCGTCGCCGTTGCTCTGGAATAGGCCAGAGTACAACTGTAGCATTTTTTAACCTCAAATACGCTCGAACATGCAAACACAAGCTCGTCCAAGAATCATGACAGGTAGCAAGGTTGCTACCACATTAGGTAAAGCTATCGTCCCTGCCTTGGGTACCAACAAGCTAGCAATAGCATCGCTTGGTAATCCCTTTACACGGGAGGATGGCACAGCAGTCGTTATCTTCAACTTAAATGCATTCCCTACAACGGAGGCATTGCACCGTGCTGTTGCAGCATGGAAGTTGGGTATGGCCGCTGAGAAAGCTAATGACATCGACGGTGCAAGAGTGCACTTCATCAATGCGCTGAATGAGCAGATGTCCTTTTCGGTGTTAGCCGAGAATGCACCTGACTTTCAATCAGCTTACGAAATCACCTGTATCGTTGAGAAGATCCTCAACAAGAAAGGTGAAGAAGTCATCGCTGTTAACCGTCCGAGGCCTGTTGCCGTAAGTACCAATGGTACAAGCGCAGCAAACCTCTTCACGCTTGAATCTACTCCGGCGCCCAGCAATGAGCCCAAGGAGACCGCAGCTGAAAAGCGCAAAAGGCTCAAAGCAGAGAAAGAGGCTGCCGGTGCGTAATAACGCTCGACAGACCAGCAAGGCTGGCCCTTACAGGGCTGGCTTTGCTTCTTTATGGGCGCTCGTTTGTACTAGTCGGCTCAGGCTTTGTTAGCCCTGCTCGGGTAGACTAGCGAAGACAACCAAGTGATGTTGGGTTAGGTTACTACAGTTGTTAAACATGTATCGTTGGGTGGGGAGGGAGGGAGTGTGAGGGAGGGAGGGGCGACCAGGCTTCGAAGCTCTGCGCGGTTTGTGAGGTACGAAACTAACCAATTTTTCTGACAAAGTCAAGGGGTAATTAGACAGATGTCTAAATACTCATTGAGGATCAATAAAGAATTTTGACGAACGGTAAGATATTTTCCCTGGACGGAGGATAAACTAAGGATGAGGGACGCTGAGCGCGGCAAGACAGCGTTCCCTTCTTTGAGTACTTTAGCTAATAACCAAGCTTGGATGTGTGGTACATAACCCCGCTGGGCCCGTGGGTTAAACAGCGGTAGCAGTCCTCGCGAGAGTTAGGCTACTAGTAACGGGCAGAGAGTAACGCTGACCACACATCTTATAGTACTTTAACTAGCTACTATGAGTTACAACATTGGCATACATCTAACGAGTGTGATGGTGAAGATGAGTTAGATTGTGCTTATTTGTCTCTAGTTATCGCAAGCGCTGGCGAGCTGGCCATTGGCCTCTCGATCACGGTGTTTTTATCGCAGTGAGTTATTGTTAACGCAACCGGGTATAGTTTATCCGGTTTTAATACACATGACTATGCAGGCAAGCAGATCCAGGTGAGGGTATATTGGGCAAGTAATTTCCCATTTACCCTCTACACCTGGTACATTCACATTTCATTAATGATTAGCTCTTATATTACTGACCCATTTACACACAACCTCTGCAATAACTATCTAGTTTATGCACGTTTGGCTTGAGATTCATGAATCAACACAGACAGATCCAACTCCTGTGTTTCAAACTTGCTCACATCCACACTGGCTGTGAGGTCATTTAAAAACTCAAATGCCGTATGCAGCTCCCCGTTAAAGAATCCATTTCCAACGTTGAATTAACTGCTCTATTTGAGCTATTGTGGAGTATCGAACATGGAATAGAAGAAGAATTCTGTAAAGTGTTCTTATGTAACCCCGCATAACATTTATCAAACTTCTAAAAACACCAAATCATGAAGGTTACAATCTTGCCAAGTCATGTAAAACATCTCGACTACGGTAGCACTGACCGATGTCAATTAGCACAAGCTATAAGAGATAGCTTCAAAGATCGTGCATTGCCAGAGCCACAGATTACAGTATCGCCTGCTACACCATTTCCACATGGTAGTAAAGCAATTATTAACGGTGAAGTATATCGTTATAGTGCCAATGAGTGGAACAAAGACATCTATGAGATGTTTAAATTCAATGAATCATGGGCTGGAGGATTTGCAGAACCAATTGTGGTAACATTAATACCACAGGTGCCATCCAGAACTAATGGTATCACCCCACAACCTGAGATATCAAACCAACTCTAATATGATAACGCTTTCATTGTTATTACCTATACTCATGGGATATCCTGAGCATGGGTGGACTAAATGGCGTAAGATTAAAGCCATTACTGCTCTACTGTGTTTAGATGCTCTATACATAGTACCTCACTTTAATTGACTTTGTTGTTTACTATCGCGTTTGCGGAAATTAGCTTTTTGCCCCGATGTTGATTGCCGGGGCTTTACTTTGTAACCAATCAAAACAGCATATATGAGACTCAGTATTTATAAGCTTTTAATAGCTTTAGCATTGTTTGCAGCTATTGCAGCACTTACATCTTGTACTGATACGTATCGTATCATCCCTTGAAAACCACAATCCTAAGCATTCATGCCCCAGCCTGATAAACTGGGGCTCTTTTTGTAACCAATCACCGCAATTATATGACACCATTCTATGCTATCAGGGCAATTGCTCTTGCTATATTAGCCTGCCTTGCATTAACCTACCTTATTGGAACTATTGTGAATGGACTTTAACGATCTGTACCTTATGTAACATTATTTAACAAAATCAAACTTTAATTATGCATCTAGCGTTCACAGGCCACCGACCTAGTAAACTCGGTAGTGATTATGAACTGAAGTCTCCGCTGATTCACAACATAAAGACTGAAATCATAAACAAGGTTGACATTATTAAACCAGACATGTTTGTAGTGGGCATGGCACTGGGCATTGATACATTAGCAGCTCTAATAGCTATTGAAAAGCACATTCTATTTACAGCAGCTATTCCATTTGTTGGGCAAGAAAAAGCCTGGCCTATTCCAAGCAGAATGAAGTACTATGAGATACTCAAACAAGCTGCACACATTCATATCTGTGATATTCGTAGAGGTGGTAGTTATCATGAGTATTTAAAATATCCACCCACATCATACAGTGCACAGAAGATGGATGATAGAAATCATTGGATGGTGGACAATTGCAACAAATTAATAGCAGTATGGGATGGAACTCCTGGTGGTACTGCTAATTGCGTGCGTTATGCACAGAGACCCGGACACCAGGTTGAAATCATTCAAATCAATCCTCAATTATTTAGACATGGAAATCACAATCACAGCGTTGGACTTTTATAACAGTCCTGGATATTTTGGCGGCAGAGACTGTCCATTAGCGAAAGCTATGGAGAGAGTACATAATGCTAGCTATGTCCAGGTAGTTGATGGTCATTACGAACTAGGTGGTGTATCTTATGTTACTTTCAAAACATTTGGTGGCACATTACAACACTATGCTTATGATAAAGCGATATGGAACGAACGCGTTTACAAATCAGAGTATGGTAAACCTATAACTTTAAATCTAGTACCTTATGAAAGTCCTAATAACAACGGATGATCTCAAATGCGACTATTTTGATCGTACTAATTGTCCATTAGCTACAGCCATGAAGCGTGAGCTTCAGTATCCAAAAGAGAGTAACGATCTCCAAGTTAGTGGTACATCTGCTAACGATACTCGTGGCTACATCATCATTAACGGTACACGCAGGTATAGTTATGATAGTCGCATTTGGAATCAAGAGGTGTGCTTTGCTATTCAGAATACGCCACAACAGTTT